ACTCAAGGGAATTAAAACCTGGGAAAAGAAGTTCAGTAAAATTTTTAAACAGTACAATGGCAAACAAAGTAATAACACTCGAGCTAAGCAACAAGCAGCAAAAGAAGTTTGATAAGTGGTGCACTCACATCAAAGCCATTTATGGAGAGATTGGACTTCTAACCTGGTCGATTACACCAAATGGAATTGGAGAAGGTATTGAAGTATACTCACATACTGCAAGGGTAAAAATAGACTTAACTGATGTCGATAGCTGGTAAAGAACTCTGCGATTGCGGAAAGATTGCGACCTGGTGCTATGGGCCAGGATACGCAGACGGTGGAAATCCAAGTTCGTGCGATGATTGCGTGCCAAGAGGATGCAGTTGCAATCATTATTCAGTTGATGTGAATGCATATCATCCTCCATTAGACACTCCTGAATTACCGGACGGCGAAGAAGGCAAGGACTGGAAATGGATTGAGGCTGGAAAGGTTTGGTGTTATATTGATGATCTTGGCCGAGAATATCCGTGCTGCGAGTACATGCACAGTGAGGACGGCTGGGATAAAGAAACTTTTTAACTATGAAGACAATAATTCACGTAAATCAACACAATATCAAGGCCAATAACAAGGGCGAAAACCGACCGGTCTTGACTTGTAAAACCTATAAGACGAATGAGTACGCAAATGAGGCAATCATTTACGGGCAGGATGGTTTGCCGGCAGCAAAAATAAAATATTCACCAGACACTCCGCTATCATGTGGAGCCAAGGTCTGGATTGAAACATACGGAAAGGTAGAAACAAAATGAGAATAGCAGTAATATCACACGATAATAAAAAGGCGGACATGGTAGCATTCATCATGAAACGTCTTGACTTTTTTAAACAGAATCAGTTGGTCGCTACTGGCACAACCGGTGCTCACATTGAGCATGCAGGTCTTAGCGTTCAGCGAAAATTCTCAGGGCCTCAGGGTGGAGATGCACAAATTGCAGCCGAACTAGTGGAAGGCAAGGTGGATGGAGTGATATTCTTCATTGATCCGCTCTCATCACATCCACATGAGGTCGATGTGCAAATGCTGTTGCGCTTATGTAATGTGCACAATATTCCGATTGCAACCAACTATGCAACGGCAAGTTTACTAATAAAAGCGGTAGAATTAAAAAATGGGTAAACTAAAAGCAGAGTTTGAACAGTTCGTGAAGGGCAAGCACCCAGGATTGGAGTTCAGACCGCAACAACAAGAGGCAATTCTTGATATTATCGAAGCCTATGAGGAGGATCCAAACGGAATCTATCTGCTTGATGCTCCAACCGGTTCAGGTAAGTCAGTAATTGCAATGTTATTCGCGGATTTTTTGGCATTCAAGGGTAATCGAGGCTATATTTTAGCCTCTGACCTTTCTTTGCACGAACAGTACGTAAAGGACTTTCGTAAAATGCAGCTCTGGAATTGGGGCAACATCAAGGGTGTTGATAATTACACGTGTGCGGTGAATGGTGAGAAATTCTCAGTCGGTGAGTGCAAGAACAAGGGAACGAGCTATGAGGCTGCTGAAGCCTTGCCGTGTTTCAAGCAATGCGGTTACTTAACTTCACGCAAAAAGGCTATTAAATCTCCAGTGGCTCTGTTAACCTATCCGTATGCCTTGATTCAAAGAAATTATGTTGAGGCCCAGCAGCAAGGCACGGGTAGAGGATCACCATTTCCACAAAGAGATTTCGTGATATGCGATGAGGCTCACAAACTCCTAGATATTGTACAGAGCCATTTCAGCCCAATCGTTTCAACTGAAATAGTCGGTAAAACTCAAAAATTAGTTGAAGGTTTGGGAGATATTGGACAAAGGCCGCCATCCGTTGACTTCAAGCGATTGGAAAAGGCAATCAATTTAATTTACGAGCACGAAGATCATTCAACTCTACTTAAACTGCTTAGAGAAGTGACCAGGCTGCTAGCCGACTTGGTAAAGTCAACCTCACAAATCAGAGAAAACGCGGCAGAGGAGTTCGTTGATGAAAGCCTTCCGCTAGAATGGCTTGCAGTTTTTAATCTAGCCGATTGGTGTAAGGACGTTCACTGTAAATTAGAAGACTATTGTGATATTATTGACAAGGTAGGTCTTGAAAAGCTTGTAAAGAATCCTGGAGAGAAATCGATCACATTTAACTGCATCGATGAGTACTACTTATTACAAAAACACTTCTTTACGAAGTTCGGGTTCAAATTGTTGATGACTGCAACAATGGGAGGAGCTGGAGACTTCATGAGAAATCATGGAATCAAAAAAGCAAAGTACTTCAAGATTGAAAGTAACTTCAATTGGGAGCGGTCACCGATCATTTTTTACCCAGGTAAGAAAATGTCAGCCCGATTCTTGAATGACAATTTACAATGGGCAATAGATACGGTAACCAGAATCATTCGTGAGCACTCTGAGGACTCTGGGATCATCCATTCCGGTTCTTATGAATTGAATACTAAGATTTTTAATGGCCTTCCCAAGGATGTTAAGAAACGCATTCTACTCTATAAAGGTTCCGGTGAAAAGGAACTTGCACTAAAGAAAATGATTAAAAAGAAGGGCATGGTCCTAATGGGACCGTCAATTCTTGAGGGTCTGAACATGGTCGATGATCACAGCAGATTCCAAATATTCCTAAAGGTGCCGTATCCTCACCTTGGTGATAAGTACGTTGCTGCAAAATTGGAATACAGTCAAAAATGGTATAACTGGAAGACCGAAGTTAGTATTGCTCAAGGAATTGGTAGGTCAATCCGAACCCCAAATGATTGGGCTATAACATATTTCTTAGATGGGTGTCTAGCTGATGTATTAAGAGACCCAACTGCGTTAACTGGATCAAATTTTAGAGAACGGCTACGTGTGGTATATAGGTAACACCACGATGTCTCATATATATAAAATAAAAGAGTCAGTCAAATGGTCATATACAAAATAACTAATTTAATAAATGGTAAAATATATGTCGGTAAAAGTGTCAAAAATCAAAAAAACTATTTCGGATCAGGTAAATTAATTAAGCAAGCAATTAATAAATATGGAATTTCTTCATTTACGAAAGAAATACTCGAAGTTTGTGAAACCTTTGAGCAATTATCAAATAGAGAAAAATTTTGGATAAAAGAACTAGGATCTCAACACAGTGGATATAATATAACAGACGGAGGAACCGGCGGTGATACTACAACTAACCACCCTAATCGAGATGAAATAATTGAAAAACGTAGAATTAAAAATACTGGAAAGAAACGCACTCCTAAATTTTGTGAACTTATGAAAATTCACAATTCAAAAATTAGTCCTGAAAGTAGAAAGTCAGTTGGTGTTAAAGCTGCAATTACTAAAAAAGATAGAATGAAAGCTAGTGGGTATACTAATAAAGAAAAAGAAGCTAGGCTTAAAAATACTGAAAAATTAATTTTATTTAATAAATCAGAAAGAGGGCGAAAATTAACGTCGGATAGATTTAAAGGTAAAAAGACTGGACCATTTTCAGATAAACATAGAGAAAATATAGGAAAAGCCAGTAAAGGTAGACCCAGTCCAAATAAAAGAAAAATATCAATAAGTGGCATTGAGTATGAAAGTTTACACAAAGCGTCAGAGCTATTAACTATGCCAGTTACAACAATTAGAGCTAGATTATTAAATCCAAAATTTATAGATTGGGTTTATTGTTAAGTCGATCTATTAGAACTCCGGAAGACTGGGCAGTGACCTATTTCTTGGACGGATGCTTTGCTGATCTCATGAAGTCAGCTGGTGATCAATTTCCACCGGAATTTAAGTCCAGGATTCGCATCGAATATAAATAACTCTATGAAACACCTAATGAATTTCTCTCAGTTTTTGACTGAGGGCATTAAACTTGTTAACGGAAGGCCTGCTATAGATTTCAGTCAAGATTCGCCTGATGATATCGTGAAATTAGCGAGTGCGCCTACTGCTGGTTCAAGTGCGTATAAGGTGGCAAACTCAAAGGTTCAAATGTATCATGGCTATGCTATGGAGAAGGCAGACGGCTCTCAAAAAGTTCAGTTAATGGATGCTCTTAAAAAACCGGATGCCATCTCTGATGAAGACTTAACTAAATTAGTCAAGTTAACCTATCCAGATAATCTAGTTGGCCGAAAAGTTGACATTATCATTCCAGCCGGATCCTCTTCCCCGTTAGCGTTAAGAATTGCCGAAACAATCAAGAGTATTTACTATCCAAATGCAAAAGTAATAGACGTGATCAAACGATTTTATGCAGATCCATTAGCAATCGTTAATTGGGAAGCCTATGCGAAAGCTGACAAGATTACAAGAGAGCAATTAGATTCTTATCTAAAGAACCATGTTGCCGGCTATTGGAACGGTCCAGCCGCAATGGCTTGGTCCGAAAGAACTGGTCAACCGGTTCAGGACTGGCCAGGTATGGAGAATGCTAAAACTTCACAGAGCACGGATTTTACAGGATTCATTAAGAAATCGTCAGGCCTTAGATCAGGATCACGCCGTCTTTTGAATCCGGGACATCACGTTGACGATTACATACTCAATGCATTCAAATCATCAGCTGAAGCCCATCAAGCGTTAATTAGAAATCCTAACTACCGCAAGATTACAAGTGTGATCACTGCCGGAACTCCATATTTCATGGTAGTTGACGATATGCTCGTTGGCGGAACTACTCTAAAGGGAATCATCGATAATATTGCAACAAAGCTGACCGACGAAAACTTACAAGATTACGCAAAATATATTTCAACGTACTCTCTACTTAAGTACAGCGGAAAGGCTGAGGATTCTCCGGAACAAAAAGAAGAACGATCAAAGGCCTCTGTTGAAAAGTCGAAAGTTAAAAAGGCTAAGCAAAAAGAAATTGATGCTCGCAGCTTACAAATGTTTAGAGATGCCAAGAACACAGCTAACCGTTCAAATCTAGATTTAGATAAAATCCTAAAGTCAATCGTAGATTCAGAAAATCGAAAAGAGTCAGCAAAACCAGCAGAAGACCGAATTGAATTCACGGTCGACATGATCAAAGTTGCTGCTAAAAATGCAAACATGCTATAATGTCAATAATCAATTGGGAACTACATCACAAGGCCAATGGAACCAACTCAAGAATTGAAACTAGTTTTAAAAGTTTCATGATTAATGAAGCCAAGGCTCCGGAATCGCTAGAGGATTTCGCAAAGAATAGATTAGCCGGTGCAGCAAAGATCACGCAAAATGCAAAAGAAAAGGGCGGAGACGCTCTTCTTACATATCAACATTTCAAAGTCAAATTACCGTACTACAAAAAAGCAGCTGCTGGTAAATTTGACGTCGCTGATGCAAAAAAAGAATTAACCGAACACTTAAAGACGATCGACGGTTCAACGAAAGCCATTAAATTAAAACAAATGGAATTTCAGAGAATAGTCGGTACGATTGAAGTATTGGGAGAATTAATTATTAAGCACAATGAAATACATTAAACTATTTGAGGACTTCGAAGACGACTTCGAAATATCTCATCAACCTGACAGAAAAGAGGATCCAAACCCAAACGGCATTGAGGTTGGAGATTCAGTAAAATCCTACAGAGGAATGGGAGAAGTGGTTGCGATCACTGGAGAATATGCAAAGGTAAAATTGCACAACTCAAAAGAGAACGTTGCAACTGTTCCGTTATTCTCATTAACTAAAATTGATAAGGGCGAGATTGAGTCTCACAAGGTTAGAGATACTCAAGCGGATCTACAGAATCTAGTGAACTCGGCTAAAGACTACTATAATTATCTAAAGACCGAATCTGAGTACGTTGAATCCGATGAGGAATTCGCGGCAAAGGTTGACGCTGAAAAAATTTATGAGTTGCTTGAGGAAATATTGATTGACGTAATGGCACTATTTAGAAACGATAACTCAACTAGCGAATATCGAGAGTACTCTGAACTTGTTTCTCTATACTCACTGCTGGCTGACGTGCTTATAACAATCGCGCCGGACTACAAAGAAAAGGTTGACACCTTATACTCTCACTTTCCTGGATAAAAATAAGTAAACTATGGTAAAGACATTTAAACAATTCGTACTTGAAAATTTAAGCGATGACGACTCCGCCGAGCTTAGGTCAATGGGATTTAGCTCAATTGATCTTGACCAATTGGCTAAAGGAGTCGGTGGCACAGTTGAAGGTAACGTGCTTAAACTTGTGTCAGAATGGGACATGGACCTTGAAGATTATGGAATAGATTCTGAAAATTACCAGGATGTTACACGAAAATTTTGGAATAAGATCACGATTTCAATAGACTTCAATGCTTCAACGATTAAAGCAGAAGGGTTCATCAGTCAAAAGGACATGGATCTGTGGGAAACGTTCGAACTAGACGATCTGGATTGGGGTTGGTTTTTCCAAAATGGGGATCCTAGTTCAATGCAAACAGACGAGGTCGCAGAAGAAATTGAGCTGGCAATGGATGCGATCTCCGGTTTACAAGAAGTTCGATATTTCGATAAAATTAGGGAAATCATTGGTAATGCACTAGCCGACACATACGATCAGTGGGATGACGAAGAAGAGGATGATGACGTATCAGAAAAGAAGAAACTTAAGTTTCATCACAGTGATGCTCCCGATGCAAAGGGTAAATTCAAAGAGCTTGGAGTTCAGAAACTCGCAGACTGGTTGATCAGAACAAGAGGAGGTAACATGCAAAAGATCACAGGTTCCTTAAACCAACAAATCAACTTCAACAAGAGAAAGAATCCATCGTATGCAAAGAAGATGGAATCAACCAGAGAAGCAGTTAAAAGAAAATTAGCAAAAAGAAAAGATAAATAAAAACCGAATAACACTTTTATAGTATATTATTAGCATGAAAACACTATCTTTACATTCACTTTGTTTACGCTCGTCAAGACTAAGTCTTGATAAGTCTAAGCCGTGATGTAAAGTAAGGAACTATTACAGATAAAGGCTTAGACTAACGTTTAAGCCTTTTTTGTTTTTGGTCAGTTCGGTCGTGGAGGCCGGCAGGTCTGCAAAATCTGCGGAGTTGGTTCGATTCCAACACTGACCTCGAAAAATTGGAAGGAGTCCGAATGGACGAGGAAACTGTCTTGAAAACAGCTGGGTGTAAAAGCCTTGGGGGTTCGATTCCCTCTTCTTCCGCGTTGGCCGTAGCTCAGTTGGTTAGAGCGCTT